TAATTGTTTTTATAACCGGTTGATGCCATCATCTTCTTTGTGGTGCGGCCATGATTGCCGACAGAACATGGTAATATCAAATTTAATTTAGAATGCTTTAATATAAATTCAATTCCGCTAATTAATAAACGCTTTGCAAATCTTGTCGCTTCAATTGGCGATAGGTTATTGCTTTCAATTAATTCATCGTGGATATAACCGGATATAAAATCCCCTCCAAGCCAAATAATACAATCATCTATCTGAACATCTTTGCTTTCTTTCTTAATACATTTTAAAATGTTTTGAAAAATCGTGAAGGCCCTGCGTTCTGCTATCTTTAAATTGTATTCATTGAATCCGCTAACTTGGCCGGCATAAACATTTTCTTCTAAATGCCAATCGGATAAACTTATAATAGGTATCGCGCGATTAATTTTACTATCTTTTGCAATTGGTATTTCAAAAACTTCAATCGGCTCTTTTATACTTAATAAATCATCGTATAATTTTTCTTGCGCAGTTAGTTTTTCTAATAAATAAATATTCTTTTTTGTTATGTCTTGCAATTTTGAATTTATTGCGCGTAACTTTCTGTCTTCTTGTATGGCTTCTTCAATATTTATTTCTTTTTTTATTGGCTCTGTTTTTTCAAATCCATTACCGCTATAATATTGTTTCAAAAACCAATGCAGGCCGCCAAAATCTGTCTTCTTTAATTCCGGATACGCATCAATGATTGCATTTGCAAAATGCGTTTTATTCCCTTTCAATTTTTTGTAAAGACTTTTATTTGGCTCTACATATTTTAACCATTTTGATTGTTTCATTTTACGCGCAGTATTTGTTTTCTATTCTTTCCAATTCTTTTTAATGATACATGCACCCATGCCGGATTATTATTATCTCCGAACTCCCAAATTAATTGGTCAAATTCAAGATTGTCTTTTACAAAATCATAAATAATTTTATTTGTCAAATCTCCGAATATATCTGCATCAATATCTATTGCTTCGCCGGACATGTGCTGCGAATTTTTGGCACCGCCTATTTTCTTATTCAATAATTCACAACGATAAAAAGATGAGATACCAATGGGCCGGTTGAAATGCTTTCTAATTGGCTCAAAAACATTTTCTGCGACATGTTTCATGTTCGCTAATATTTCTGCATCTGTTGTTTTGTTTTTTATGCCATGCCTAATGGCTGATTGGCTTTTAAATGCTTCTTCTTCTGATATGTGTTTACTTATCATAGCTTTAAGGTTTAAAACAAAGGTAAGATTTTATTTATCTTTTAAGAATTGTTTGAAAATACTTTTGCCGGTAATGGCTGTTAAATTTTCATCTAAAGATTTTAACTCAATCATGGCAACCAACCCGCTAACTATTTTCATGACTTCCATATCTGTTAAAAAAATATTTTGCATCACAAATGCAATTAAGATTGCGGCCATGTATCCAAATCCTTTCATGATTGTTGGTCGCATCTTCTTGGATGTTATTTCTTCGCCGCGTTTTCTTGCTGCCAAAATACCGGTAACGAAATCCATCGTAACTAAAAAACCAATTCCAATCATGATTGGATATGCAGGTGCAAAATAAACCGCTAAAAATGTTAAAATCAAATTGGTGTTATTTAAAAGATAATTTTTCATTACTCTAATATTATGTATTCTCCTGCTTCTGTTAAAATGTATTTGCAATCCTGCGTAATTAAAAAATTACCGCCGGCATCTTCAATACTATTTACGCGTAAATTATCTTCAAAAACTAATATTGCATTTTCCGGATTATAATTTGAATAATTATCTTGTCCGTAAATTTTTAAAATCCATGTGCCAACTTCTAAATCTTCATTAACAATAAATGAAAAGAAATCACATTCTATGGCTGTGTAAATATTTTTAACTTCTGTGCAACCATTATTTTTTGTAAAGACAAACAAATAATAATCATGCGTTTCTTCAAGAAATAATGTTAATTTGGTATCAAGATTTTGGTAAATGTTAATCATTTAGCTAATCCCCCATGTGCTTCTTGAATTCTCTGTGTGGTCTTCGCAATCGTTACAATTTGATTGGTCAAATAAAGGATTTAAATCAATATTATTTTTCATCCATTCAAACATTTCGTTAGCAAAATTTCTTGCCATGTTTGTCCAATAATCCGCTTGCTTTGCGTTCGTATCAAAATCAATAAATTCTGATTCATCAGTAAATTTACGAACGACACTTTCTTTGGTAACTTGCACAGAATGAAAAAATAATAAATCTGCGTAAGCATAGCAAACATGTACTCGCTGTAAATAACAAAGCAATGCTTCATTCGCCGCAGTTAATTCACCATCTTCAATCTGTTGGCACAATTCATCAAATAAATCTTGGCACAGCAAAGGATTAATATATTTTACCTGCGTATTATTTATCGCAATATCTATATTTTGACTTTCAACATTTCTTGATAATGGAACTACGCCATAGAAATTTTCTTGTTGGATAAATTGGCATTTGCAACAACTCATGGAAGTGGATTTATAGGTGTAACAATATCAGATGGTTTCTTTCCAAGCAATCCGGCAAGACTTCTTATTTCTTCTTGCGACATACTTTCTAAAACTTTATTTGCAACCAATGGCGATAATGCATTTATATTATCTATTATGTTTGTTGCTGTTGTATTTAATTTCACTTCTTTGGCACCATATCCAAACGCGCTTCTAATTTCTTCTTCTGTGAAAGATGTTGCAAACGCATCGGCGATAAAACCTAATGGAATTGAATTTGAAACTGAAATAATGGTACCATCATAATCTTCCATCATCTTTGCTAAATTATTTAATTCAAACATCAAAAGATTTTGGTCATGTTTAATAATTGCGTTCTGATAGTATAATGTAGCATCTGCCAATTCTTTTGCTGTGCCTAATTTGCCGGCAACTTGTATGCCTGCCAATACCGGCGGAACTTGGAATGCGGTTGCAATGTGGTCGCGAATTAAATTTGATAATGCAATGTACATTTCATGCGATGTGCTTTGCGAGAAAGGAACAATCTGTATGCTGCCTTCTTTAGCTGCGCCATCTAATATTGCAAACTTTCCGCCATTGTCTGCGCCGGTTAATCTATCTTCAATATAGTTACGCAAACTATCTTTCATTGGAACGCCATTTTCATCAACGCCATCTAATTTCCAAGGGACATAAACGATAAATGCCGGTGCAAATGAATTATCTATATTGTTTGCATGGAAGTTTTGAATTTGTGCATCTGCATAAATCCATTTCAATGCCGATGCGTATTTCGGTTGAGAATAATATACTTGTCCCGGTTTATATCGTCTAATGTATTTTAATGCGCCATTCCATTTTTGAAAATCATCGTATAAACCATTAAGACTAAAATTATAAATTTTAGATTTAGTTTGGATATCGTTGAATAAATCAATTGCAATAGCTTTGTATCTTTTTAATTTATTTTCTTGCTGCCAATTACTTGATAATTTTGCATAAGTAATTTCGCTGTCTTTGTCATTTGGAACGCCTAATCTTATGGTTGAAAAATCTTGACTTTTAACTTTAGTTAAAAAACCATTAATATTGAATTCCAAAATTAATCCTAAACTTTCAAAATATGCCATGTCATAACAAACTCTTTGATAGAAAGAATCATTAAAAACCAATTTTAATTTTTCTGCGAATGCGCTCGGCTGATTATTTGGCGTTTCAAAATTCAATCCATCTCCATACAAAAATTTTGCATGCGTTTCAACGCAAGAATTTGCAATCGGCGATGTCTGAACTGATTTTATTATCTCTTGTGGAAAATTATTGTTTAATCCAAAACGAATTATCCCCCTTGAAACATCATCTGTTTGATTAAAGATAGTTAAATCGGCCGGTGCTTTGGCTTGAAATAAAAAATAATTATCTGATATTTGCGTTAGTTCCATATTGTTACAAATTTATTGATATTTAAGTCTAAACTTTTGCAATTTTTTTACAAATTAAAATGGTTTGGAACATCTATTGTGCTGTGGTTTTTAAAATGTATCATCTCGCCGGTTGTTTCAAATTTATCCCACAAATGATGTTGCCCTGCAAATGCAGATGCCGAACTTGAATTGCGTAATTTACGCGCAATGCTTTCGCGGACAAAAGAATAATGATGCATGCGCAGCCATTCTATTTCTTCATGAACTTCAAATGTGTTTGTTCTTCTTGTCGGGTCAGCAAATGCAGGGTATCTTCTATCAAAACACATTATTGTTTGAGGATAAATTTTGTGAATGAATGGCACAAAGTAATCCTCATCCGGAACGATTTGTTTCGTTGGATATTTATAATATGTTTTCAACTTGCAATAAGAAGCATCTAAATCTTTTTCATAGACAATTTGTTTTGCTGCTTCAAAATGATGTGGAAAATACATTTCATCGCAATCCATTTGGATAAAATGTGTGCAACCAATCATTCTTGCTAACTGCAATCCTCTATTCCTTTTGTAAGTTTCATTCCATTGCGCAGATGCATCTAATTTTGGAATATAAAATTCATTAAAATCTAATATCTCAAATGGTATATTCGGCTCGTATATCTCGCCTATGTTACTCATGTTCTGATAGATAACAATTACCGCATCTAAATGCGGTTTAATTAATTCAATAGAGCGGCGCAAATGCTCATCGCCATCCCAAACATTCCAAATGCCGGCTAACTTATTCATAATGAGAAGATAAAATTCCTATTAAATAATTTAATCCGGCTGCTATAATTGCCACCGGTATTAATTGTGAATTAAAACCATAAAATATTGGATACCAAAATAAAGTATGGAACGATGCCATACATGTAAGACACAAACAAATTGGCTTCCCTAATATTGCAGGCAATTTAGCTGCGGCCCTTTGTATGAAAAACATTATTTGTCCAAATCTTGTAACTTGATAAAACCCAAAACAAAGTAAACTGATAATAAATGCTTTTTCTATCATAATAAAATTCCTTTCATTTCATTTGGCACATATTGCGGAAAGATAAATTCATGCGGATGCTTTTTCATAAGGTATAAAATGTTTCTTTTTTGCTGTTCCCATTTTTTTTCGCCTTTATAATTGCGCAACCTTTCAAAATCATTGTGCATTATGTAACTAAAATTAAATAATTGTTTTTTAATTAACTTCTTTCTTGTCAATCCAATGTATAAATCTACATCTTCGCCGCCATATCCAATAAAGTTTTCATCGTATCCAATAAAATCTTCTCTTTTAACTATGCAATTCCCGCTGCAATGTGGCTCGCCGGTATAATAGCAACCGGCTTCTAAATTTAATTCATCAAAAAAGTTACTTTCAAAAATAGTATCTGCATCTGCAAACAATATCCAATCTGATTTGCATTGCGCTGCTCCAATATTCCGCGCCGCAGAAAGATTAAAACCTTTAGCTTCAACCATTATCCCGATAGCATTGTTTTTAGCCCATCTGTAAGCTAATATATCTCCATAGG